CCCAGCATTGAAGTCATTAAGAACACAAGCAAAAGGAACTAAATTTCCTAAATTATCTCAATGGTGGGAATATGAACCAGAAGATATAATGTCTGCAGTATATTGGGCTAAAGGACAAATGCCACCAACTGATAAAAATGTATTTGAAAAAGAATGGAGTAATATAGTGAAACAATTACATGTTAAATTTCCAATACCAGCAGATGCAAAAGGACATATATCAAATCCAGATATGATGGAAGCTAAAATGACTCCAGCTAAAGTACAAAAGGCTCAAAGAGAATTAGTTGCAACTATTCAATTACTTAAGAAGAACTTTCCTATGTATAAAGCAGCTAAAGAATCTGGAGATGAAAAGAAGTTAGAGAAACATAGAAAGATTGCTTTAGATTTAACTAAAAAGAAAAAGCAGTTAGAACTTAACTTAGATAAAGCATTAGGTGGTTTATATCAAGATGCAGAATTGGACTTGAAAGAAGCAGCTCCTAGAATGAGAAAAGATCCTTATGTTGAAAAACTTAGACTATTATATAAAGATGTAGCTAAACTTGATAGACAAATGAATACCGCAGATCGATCTAGGTATAGTCATGTAAAGCGTGATTGGAATAAAGCGTTAAAGGCTATAGCTTCATTAACAAATACCTTAAATAGAAAAGGTGCTACAATACCAGAAGGTAAATTAACTGAAGCATTGCCTAAATTCAAAACACCATATGATGCATATAAATGGATAATGGACAAGAGAGAAGAAGCAATGGACATTGAAATGGACATGCTACAAAAGACAAAGGATATTATTCAAACACAAAAAGACATAGAACAAGAAGCTAGTCCAGAAGGAGGTCCAACTACAGATAGATATGGTGCAGTTCTAGAAAAACTTCAAATGGAACATGAAGCATTAAGAAAACAATTTGCAGCAATAATGGCTGAAATTGATGAATACGATCAAGGTATAAACTACTAAAACATTTCTGAAACTTTTCTGGTAAAAAATTAGGTTAATTGAAATAAATTTCTTATCTTTATTATATAAATAAAAAATAAGAAATATGCCAAAAGTTAAGAAAGCCCCAAAAATTCAATACGGAATCGAAATTACAAAACCTTGGTCAAAGGAGATGTATGATCATAATGATACCATTTCAGAAGAGATGAAAGATAATATTCTTGAAGCCTGGAATAACGAGTTATGTAAAATAAAAGAATTTAATGATGTTAATGCGCTTGTTGAAGATTGGGATGAAGATCTTCTTACGGAACATGCTCCTACGCTAGTTAAACTTCAGAGAGGTATTATGTATAGTGGTTATGGAGATGGATATAGTATCCAAGATGTAAATGATGAGTTCGAAAGAGAATTAGAAAATATGCCTAATTATGCTCTTCATGAAAATTATAGTTATTTAGCATTCAAAGGCCTGTTACCAAGAACGACATTTATGTTAGTAGGATTTGAATGGGAGAAGTTTGATTATCATATTATTGGTTCACAAGAATGTAATTCACCAGTATTGTCATTAAGTCATCATAATGATAAAATTGCAGATAATGTTGTAAATCGTTTAATGAAAGATAATATAGATGCCTAGAAAAAGAAAATTAAAAATTGGAGACCTTGTTCGTGCTTATTTCTTAGGTACGGATGATATCTATCAGGTTATATTGATAATTGATAAGAATACATATAAAATTAAATGTGTAAAATCCGGAACTATCTTACCTAGTGTTAAATGGAAGAAGGATATGGATAAGAAATCACCATGGTATATAGATGATTTAGTAGGCCATAAGGCATTGCCTAAGTCAACGGAAGATCAGAATACCAGTAAGAACACTACGGAAAAAATAGAGCTAGATAAAGCCATTAAAAAACAAAAGAAATTTACAAAAGGAAACGTAGATAAGTGATATTTATTGTTTTACCAACTTAATATAGGAGTTATAATATGGGACATTATGAAGATTTATGGTATGATATTACCGAGTCAATAAACAACAAAGGTCTTAAGAAAGAGTTTGATGCACAGTTAAAGAAAATGGATGGCCAAGATAAACATCGATTTAAAGATGTTAGAGATAGGTGGTCATATGCCCATGAAAAAGTAACCAAACTTTATTCAAAAAAAGCTTCAAAATAATTAGGTTAATTGAAATAAATTTCTTATCTTTATTATATAAATAAAAAGTTAGAAATATGAAAAAGTTCATTACAAATTTATCGTTAATAGCCGGAGGTTTTATATCTTTATATTTAGCATATATTACCGGAACTGGTGAAATTCTTAATTATGTTCCTTTTGCAGATCCATTAAATGAAATGGCTTTCTTTGGAGTGTCTATAATGATGGGATCTGGATGTTTTATAGCCGTCGCTTCTAAGTAATTATTGGTTGTAATTCTAATGTAGTCCATATTTATTATAAATGATTACATTAGAAAACATATCAACCGGTGAGGTCTTCGAAGGCGAAGAATTGGAATTCTTTGTAGATGATGAGACTCTAATAGGAGAAGTCTACTTAGATGGAGATTTAATGTTTCAAGCATTAGATGTTATGAATGATAGCCAATTAGACCATGAATTAAAATTAGAATTTCGTATAGTAGAAGTTCCGGCTGATATATTATCTAATTTTAATGAGTAGTAGTATATTTATATTAAATTAATTAAAGGAGAATGTTATGACATCACATGAGTTATTTACAAAAATGGAAGTATTATGGAATGAGTTTAATGATAACCATTCTAAATTTTCTGAGAAAGGAAATAAGGCAGCAGCAACAAGAGCAAGAAAGTCTGTAGGGGAATTAAAAAAGCTGGTAACAGAATATAGAAAAGCTTCAGTTGGTGAATCTAAAAGATCTTAAAGAAAATGGCACGATTGACAAACGAACAATTACATGAGGAAATGCTGCAAATTAAAGCAGATGTAAGAGAGATCAAAATTAGATTATTAGATCCAGATGATGGGACTATCTCAAGAGTTAATCGTAACACTGATTTTAGAAAAAAAGCTAATGGTGCACTATGGTCTGTATGGATTGCAGTCCTAGGCATCCTTGGTAAAATGATATTTTGGAACTAAATTATGAATAAACAAGATTTAACAAATAGAATAAAGGGTTTAGTAAAAGAAGAAGTAGCATCTGTATTATCTGAAAGGAATTATAAATACGGTGGTCTACTTGACCCAGATAAATTTGACCCAGTAGATCCAGAAATACATATAGTAGGATTTGGAACAATGAGTAGGTCATCATTAAGAACAGAAATATCAACAAGAATAGAAGGAGCACTTAAGACAGCAAAAGATGCATCTGCAGGTGGACCTAATTCTTATGACAAATATAAGTCACTCGAAGGAGTTTTCGAAGATAAGGGAGTCCTTATGCTTCAAATAAAAGCGGAGATAGAAATCTCCCAACAATTAGAAAGTTTACGTACAAAGGGAGGGCGCCGAGCTCAACCAATCCCAAAACAATTTTAAGGTTTCATTAGGTTTTACGAAAAAGTTTTTATATATTAAGTAATTAATAAGGAAAAGAAGTACGCTATGGGTGTAGCGTATGAATTAGAGAGCTCCTTAAGGTAAAAGGACAATAGTGTCCAATTAAAATAAAGGAGAATAAATTATGAAAAATTTGATTTTAACAATTGCTTTATGTTTTGCAACGATAGTTGCGACTCAAGCACAAACAAAAGGCGACTGGTACGTTGGTACTGGCGATATAAGTAACGTGGCATGGACAGAGTGGGCAATTAGCCCAACTGTAGGTTACGGAGTAATGGATAATTTAATGGTAGGATTATCGGTTTCACAAGCAGATTCAACAGTAGATATATCATATGATGTACATGCAAGATATTTTGTAAAAGGATATTTTGTATATGCGGCTACTAGTGGATTAGATACTGAGACGTTAAGTCTTGGAGTAGGTAGGATGTTCACGATACATAAAGGTGTATATGTAGATCCTAAAATCGTTTATAATACAGAGGATAAGACAACAAACCTTAGTTTAGGTTTCGGTCTTAAATTCTAATAAAAATAAGCGAGCTCTCTAAACACCCCGATTAGGCAATTTTGCCACAAAACATTTATTACAAACAAAGAGGAAATATTATGGATTCAGTAATCAAATATGTAGTAGGATTTTTCGGAGGATTAATGTCAATTATGATGGCAGTTCTTCCTGTAACTATCCTTTGGTCTGTCTTAACAGGCGGAACAGTATTTGGAATGGATGTAATTGCTAATTTATCTGCACTTGTTACTTCACTTGGTGAAGGAGGATTTGTTGGATTAGTTGTATTAGTAATTATTGCGTCATTCTTTACAAAGAAATAAGTTTACAATATAATTAGGAAAGGTGCTTTTTAGTGCCTTTCCTTTTGTTAACTTTTTCAAAACATTTCTGGAAAAAGATTAGGTTATATGAAATATTTTTCTTATCTTTATATATAGATAAAAAGGTTAGAGGTCAAGCCTGAAATTGACTTAAGATTAAAAATTAATAAATGACAAAAAACAATTCAGTTCATCAAATGGTAGAAGTTCTTAAGAGAATAGGACCAATGACAGAAAACGAGATTCATCAAACAGCATTCGGTTATGATAGAAATAACTCATTCGGTTCAAATAAGAAATATGCTGATATGCTTCGTAGAGGTATGAGAAAGGGTCTTATTCGTAGAGTAGAAATGGCACATGATGGAGTTAACTTAACTAGAATAAATACTAAGCCAACCAGATCTAGATTTATATATTATGCAACCAGAATACCAGAAGTAGAATGTTCAATGGAATTAGATAATGAATGGGCTAATGAATCCATATAAAAAAGTTAACAAAAGATTAGGATCTTTGAAATAAAGTCCTTATATTAAGTATATTAAAATAAAAAATAGAAAATTATGAGTTATTATGTAAGCAAGGTAAAGATTGCAACCGATACACCGAAAGGAGTTAAATGGCAAACAGAAACATATTTAGTAAATGCAGTATCAGTTACGCATGCGGAATCATTGGTAGTTGAAGATTTTAAAAATGATGGAGTTGATTTTGAAGTAAAGTCAGTTAGTTCATCACAAATTTGTAAAGTAATCAATAATTCTAAAAACGTATAATATGAGTAAAGTTAGTAAAGTTAAATATGAAGTTAATGATAAAGTTGTTTTCAAGACAATGGGTGTTCCAGCCGTAGGTGTAATTACAAATGTAAGAACCGCGGATAGAAAGACGTTCTATGATTTAAGAAGTGAAGCCGGGTCAGGTTTCCTTTTAGTTCCAGTAGATAAAGCAAAAAATAAATATTCAGAATCATATGCAATTATAGATTCTAAATTAACTGCATCATGGAATGCAGCGGTCGATGCAGGAGATTGTACTCCAACTAGATTATTTGCTAAAGAAGGAGTAGGCCATACTAGAGCTAATTATGCCGAACATATTGAATTATGGTTTGATGGCGAAAATACAAAGCCAGGCGTGAGTGTACAACAAATGGAAAAAAGAAATGATTTTGTTTTTCCAACTCAAGGACCTAGATCATTTTAATATGGATAAGCATAAAAAGAAAGTACTTAGACAATATCCTAATGCATATGCTGAACATAACTTAGATGGTGTGCGAATTATGTCGGATGATAAATATTTAGCAGAAGAGTTCTATATGCCGAGTACAAGTGACGAAGAAGTAGCATGGGAACATGCTGCTATGTCATGTAGATTGACTCAAAATTTTAATAGAGCACATCCTGCTAGAATGGACTTATCAGATGTAGAAGGAAAGTTAAATCGAATACATAAACGTAAAAGAAGAGGAAGACGTGTTAAATAAATTAAAAAAATTACTTATGAAAAAAGAGAATAATCCACCTTTAACAGATCCAAGGGATACTGGAGAAGAAATAACTAACGAAGAAGTATTTGATCAACAAATACAAGCTCGTGAAGAATCAGAGGCAGCTGCAGATAATATAGATTCAGTACCAGAACCAGAAATTGACCTCGAGGGTGCAGAAGAATTTGAACCAACAGAGGAAGAAAAATCTGAGATGATAGAAGCATCTTCTGACCCCGACCCTGAATATCTAGAATATTCTGCAGAGGCAGTAGGGTATGAAAATCGTGAACAACAATGGGACACTTATCGTATCATTGCTAATTATATTTCTGAAGGAGATAGTGTTATAGACTTTGGTGCAGCCAGAGGAGATTTTGAAAGATTCTACCAAACCGAATTAAACGAAGATTTAGATTATTTAGGTATTGAAATGAATCAACAATTGGTAGATGCTAGCAATAATGTATATGATGGTGAGGTAGAATTGATTTGTAGCGATTGGTTTGATTTAGAAAAAGACCTAACTAGAGATTGGGCTATTAATATTAATTCTAGCAATATTAGATATGATGCTGATACTGTTAGAGATGATAAAACATATCTTCAAGATACTATCAAATGTATGATGAATCATTCTGAAAAAGGATGTATTTTATTATTAGCATCTGATATGCCAGGTATAGACGACGGCTTAATAAGTTGGAATCCAGGAGATATATTCAATTGGGCACAAAAAGAATTTGGAATGGTGGCAATGGACCATACATTCTCAAATGATATATTTACATTAATTATTTATAAAAACTAAAAACATGGGATACATAAACAATACAGCAGCATACGACCAAAAAAGAATGAAAAAATATGGGAAACTATATGGTTCGATTGATTTCGAAGTTAATGATTCTTTAACAGAGAGAGCATTTGAAAGCAATGACAAACCAGTTGTAGGCAAATTACATATTGGGAATAGAACATTTGATGTTACATTCCAAGAACTTGACCAAATAGCAAGAACAATGAATGCTGCAAAAGATGTAGTAAATAGAAAATATAAAATGGGAATGATGCGATAATGGGTTTCCATAAACGATATATTGATGACGAGCAAGTAATTGACATCTACCGAAAAAGTGGGTGTCAAGCTGTTATTGATTGGTATCAAAAGGGAAATGATGCAATCATTCTATCAGGCACATTATCAGAAACGATTCATACATTAATGAATATATTAGAACATGATCAAGTACGTGGCTGGAACAGGATTTCAGAAGTTATATCGAACGCTTCTATAGAAAAAGGTTTCGATAATTGATATTTATATAAAAGGGATTATATGGCAAAATTTGGAATGTATACTAAAGGGACTAATGAAAACAATCAACATATAAGTGTTGTACAAGTTATGTCAAAACAAGAAGCAGAGGCATATTTTGCGGGACGTAAACAATTATCATTAGTACAATTTCATAACATGTTCGTTGTTCGAGAAATACGAGAGCAAGGACAAAATAAAAATTTATTATTAGGATAATGAAATTAAACGAACTTGAAATATTTGAAGATGATTTTGATTTATTTGTAGCACTAGATGATACAGATAAGATTGAGTTTTTATTCGATGCAACACAGTTAGGACTTGAAGCAGCCACAATTAAACAAGTTGGTAAATTAGCTGATAGATATGCACCGAAACGCCCAATGGTCACTGTCGAAGATTATCAAGTAGGTCCATATAGATTGTGTATAACACAATATCCAAATAAAATACATTTGAATTCAAACAGTATAAGAGCTATACGTAAATTCACAGAGAAATTATGGAATGATGGTCTTTTATTAAAGAGGCTTGATTCTAAAAAAGATGAATTTGATATATATCGATTTTTAAGAGTATATGAAATTATAGGAAAGGTAGATCCTTTTTGCAGCAACTAGATATTTATTAATATAATTGGACATCACTGCGGGTTGGCTAGTTATTTATTATTTTATTAACATTAAATTATTTAAGGAGATTTAATATGGGAAATTTATTTTTACACGACCGTCTATTTGCGACGGATTTATTATTCAAAAACTTTTTCGATACAGATTCAATGTTTCAATCTCATGTAGATTCGAAACCAACCTATCCTGTTGATATTGCTACAACAGAAACAGGTTTGGTTATTGAAATTGCAGCAGTAGGGATTGATAAAAAGGATATCGATATCGAAACTACAGATAACACGCTGAAAGTTATTTATGAACGAGGTGAAGCGGATGCGCCAACTGAGTTCGATTATATTCATAAAGGAATTGCAAGAAGAGCTTTTAACTTAGGTTGGAAGATTTCTCCGAAATGCGATCTTTCGAAAATTTCAGCAACAATGGATAAAGGTTTGTTGTCTATCTTTATTCCATTTACAGAAGAGGCAACACCAAAAACAGTTACAATTAAGTAAATAAAACCAACCCGCGGTGTACAATTATACATATATAGATTTTAACGGAAAGAAATATTTAGTAAGACGTATTATCAAAGAATCTAGTCTTAAACCTAACTTCGATCAACAAGTTCTTAAACAATGGACTATGTCTGATACATTATTACGAAAAGATGGCATGTATTATTGTTGTGAAACAATTCAGGAAGCAGATATAATAAGTTGGGACAACCAATCTGCAAATACTATAAGGCGATAAGAAATACCACTATCATAAGAGTAATGTATATCGCAGGTGTTATATCAATTTTTTCTTTCATATAATATAATATAACAAAAAAACCTGTAAAGCAGATTAAATTAATATTAATTTTAGATTAAAAAATTAATTCAAAAAGCTTCAAAAAGATTTGCCTAATTGAATTATTTTTCTTATCTTTATATAAAGAAAGAAATATGCATAAATTATATCTGGTAAGTTTTATAATCGAAGGAAGGAGATGTTTTAAGATAGGCATTACATCTAACTTTGATGTAACAAAACGATTCCAGAAACATATCGACAACGGTGATATTTTAGCATTTAAGATATATAAGAGCTCCTACTTTCAAAGTTATGATGATGCATATAATGCAGAACAGTTGTTAATGGAGAATATAGTAAATAAGTTTGGAGGATATAATTTTAATGGAGAAGTTAGATTTCATAATTTTTGGTCTAAAAATAAGTTAGGCGGCATAACAGAAATTAGAAAATATAAACAAGCAGAAGTCAATTTTGCTTGGAAGTTTATAGATGAAAATGGAAAAAAAAGTTATAAAAAGCTTCAAAAAGATTAGGTTATTTGAAATAAATTCCTTATCTTTATTATATAAATAAAAAGAAAAATATGAAAGAAAACCTGAAAGTACTCCAAGCATTTGTAGATGAAATGAAATTAAATAGTTCTCTTATTGCTAAGAAAGCTATTATTAATGCCTATGGCAAGAATCCATTTATCAAAAGTGCATTAGTTTATGCATTAGATCCTTATAAAAAATATTATATAACCAGTAAGACATGTAAAAAGAACGTAGACATATGTGATATGAATAAGATTCATGATGATATATTTCATTTGTTAAACGACCTTAATGATAGGGTATATACAGGACATAATGCAATTGCAGTAGTAAATGCATTTATACTTCAACATAAAGAATATGAAGATTTGATTTTTAGTATTATAGATAGAAATTTAGAAATAAGAGCTTCAGAATCAGTTATTAATAAAGTTATTCCAAACTTAATTCCAACATTTGATGTTGCATTAGCAAATAAATTTGACCCTAAACGAGTTGATTGGAATGATGTATGGTTTGCATCTAGAAAGTTAGATGGTGTTAGATGTATTACAATTGTTGATTATCAAGGTAATGTAAAATCTTATTCTAGAGTAGGTAATGAATTTGAAACAATACAAGTTGTTAAAGATGCAATTAAATCATTAGGTGTTGTAGGAGTTGTATTTGATGGTGAGATTTGTTTAATGGATGAAAATGGTAATGAAGATTTTCAAGGTATCATGAAACAAATTAAAAGAAAGAATCATACAATAGATAATCCTAAATATGTAATGTTTGATTATTTAACATTGAAAGAATTTGATGCTAAAGAAAGT